CCGTCTCGTTGTTCGCCGTCGGTGTGAGGGCCGGCAGACGTATCAGGGTCTGCGACGAGAGCGCCGAGACGTTCGAGACATCGACAATCGAGGCGATGGCCGTTGTGTCGACGTTCGTGATGACGAAACACTGCGCGACCTGATTCGTGGTCGTCGTGATGGCGAGGCTCGGATTCGTATCCGAACCTGTCGCGACCTGCGCATAGACGCCGACGCTCGTTCCGTTCGTCCCGATCTGGGTCCACGTACCCGTTCCGCCGGTCGGAGCGAAGTGCGCGCCGTTCCCGTCAGAGACGGAGGCGACGACACGCGCGTCCCCGCTCGCAGCGGCAGGACACGTGAGCGTCTTCGTGGTCCCGGTCGTCGACTGAAGGACGGTCCCTCCAGTGACGGCAGCCAGCGCCCATCCGGGCAATAGCAGGATGAGCGCAAGCAGATAGCGCAAAGTTTGCCTCACAAATGAAACGCCCCGCGCAAAAGGCGGGGCGTCGGGAGCGACTGAAGGCGCTCAGCCGGTAACGGTCAGCTTCGTTCGATTGAGGGCCGTAAGGTTAAGATCGGCCGGGGAGAATTTCGGCAGCGTAGCCGTAATGGACTGCTTTGTAGCGGATTCTCTGCGCAGTGGCAAGCTCGCATCACACGCAGTCGGATCGAGTCGAGCAAACACCCAGAACTCTGCACGTCCCACTGCTTCCCAGAACACGCGCTCCTTCATTCCGATGATCTTCGCCCGATCTGACCACGACAGGTTGAACTCCGGGTCCCAGACGTATTTGACGTGGATCGCGTCATAAGTGCTTTCAGGCATGCCGGACAGCGCCCGCTGCACCTCGAGCCCATCACCGAAGTAGACCTCATCCCATCTCTGGGACGATGCGCCAGACTGTCCCGCAGCGACACGCTCGTCGAGGATTCGACCCATGAAGCTTTCGGAGTAGCCGTCGATATGTCGCCTGATCTTGCCCTGGCTGTTGATGTAGGTCTCACGGCCTTGCCAGATGCGACGCTTCTGTCGGCCCCAACGATTGCAGGCAAGCCTGACCCACTCTGGTATATCGCTGCGGCTCATTCGACCCTCATCAGTTGTGCGAACTCTTCGTCGGTGATCCGTGCACGGAGGCGTTCGTCAGAGTGTGTTCCACAAGGAACATACGACGTAGCCGCAGATTCAATCGGAGTCTCCGTCGAGTACTTGTCGACCACTCGTTGTGAGCAGTGGAAGTCTTCCGCCAGCTTGGCGTTCGTTGGCAGCTTTCGGAGGCGGGCTACGATGCGACGGCGGATGTCGGCGACGCGCTGGATGTAGGTGATCTGATCCTTCGTCAGTACCGGCCTGCGGCTCACATAGCCCCCAATGCCTTGAGGGCCTGCTCCGGAGTCAGTGCGATCGGAGTGCCAGTGAGTTTCACGAACGCGTCCTGCGCCTCCTGATCCTTTCGCTTGCGGCGTTTGCCGGTGCTCGTGGGTGTTTTGTTTTCGAGGAGCTGGAAGCCCTTGTCGGGGCGCCATGTCAGCAGATCGACGGGCAGGTGATCCCAGACCTTGAAGCCTGCTTTCTCCAGCGCCTTCTTGATCTCGGGCTCGGAGTGATCGCGCTTCATGGCGTAGCGCTTCATGACTCGTCAGAGCGCTCAGTGTAGTCAGGGCACGTCTCGGCTTGCTGCATAGCCTTTTCGATGGGATTCAAACCCTCGTACTCGTTGACGTCTCGTCGCCAGTGCCCCTTACCGCACGCGAACTCAGCATCGCGCTTATCGATGCCCGCCGTGCACTCGGTGCTCCAGCCGGGGTCAGCGTTGTTGAAGTCCAGATGTACGCAGCCGATGCAGTACTTCACGCCGGCACTCCAGCTGCGTTCGCTGCTTCTTTGAGCTTCGCGCCAAGGTCTGGCGTGATCTTGATTACCTGAGCCTCGCATCGCTCGCCGCCGAAGATGCTGGCGAACATCCCGGCCAATCCGTCGATACCCGGTGAGATGATCATCTCCGTCTTGCCGTCGACAGACTTAAGGCGCTGCAGTCCCTGCCACTCACTGTCGACGAGGAACATACCGAGCGATCCGCCCTGAACGTCGAAGACTTCGAACGCCTTCACGGAGACGACTTTGACTTTCATTTCGCCCTCGCGTCTGCCGCGCGTACATGCGCGTCATGAAGACATACGTCGCCGTCGCTACTGGATTGCGCACGACCCAAGCACTCATCGAGTAACTGAACCTGCGATGGATGACTGCACCCGACAATCATCAGAGCCATAACCACTGCAATTCTCATCGCCCCCTCGCATCTGCTTCAGCCGCCGCCCTCGCCGCATCTTCCGTCGCAAGTCCGTTCACGAGGGGCGCGAACCATGCGCCGCCTGGCACCATCTTCCACGCCTCCCAAGTCTCCACGCCATCCGTCGTGATCGAGCACACGCTGTAGCGTCGGCAGGTGCTGCGATAGCCACGCTCGTCTGTGCGTTTGTCATCCCACTGGAGCGTCATGTGTACGCGTCCGCGGGCAGATACCGCACAGGCCCATGCGGAAATTGGTCGAGGCTGAATTGACGCTGCGGCCGGTGAAACCAGCCATCCACTTTTCCGCAGTAGCCCGTGCCATGGCGTTGCTTGACGACGAACATCCGCATGCCCGTAGATGACTCATTCGCACCCGCACTGTCGTTGCGTTTCACGAACAGCACGTTGTCGGCAATCGCTCCCAGTTCGCGAGCACCACCGATATCGCTCGCATCCGGATCCTCTTCGTCGCCTTGCCGTTTCCGTGGATGAGCCACGAGGTGGATGTGGATCGAGCACATCTGCGCCGTTGCCGCGAGCGTATTCGCGAAGTTCCGCTGGCCTTCCCAGTCCTGCGTCGGGATGTCGAGCTTCATCAGCGAGTCGAAGAACGCATGCTTGACGCCGAGCACCGCAAGACTCCTGGTCACTGCCAGGAGACTGCGATGCTTCGCCAGTCCCACCTGAGACCAGATTTTCAGCTTGTCGCCGAAGGCATCGATGAACCACTGGACCTGGTGTGCGTTCGGTCGCTCCGTTCCAGCAGCCGTCGCAGCCAGTCGCACGAGCAGGTGTTTCGGATGCTCTTCGAGCGAGGCGAAGAACACGCCCTGATCACGCTGTAGCAGATGGCAGGCGAGCTGGCGCAGCATCGTGGTCTTCCCCGCTCCGGGAAATCCTGACCAGATCGTGACGCCGCCGGGATAGAGCCGCAGTTTCTCCCCGTGATCGTCGAACGGCGTCGTGGCGTAGCACGCCATCTGCTTTTCGTATTCCTCGAGGAGTTGCTTGCCGTCGAGCGTTTCGAGTTCGAGCAGGCTTGCGTGAGGATCGCGGTCGAATTCTGGCGCTTCAGTAGGCGCCAGCATCCGATCGTATTTCTGGCCGAATGGCACAACCTTCGGCGGCTCTCTTGGTGGTTCACGGCTCATCGCCATTTGCCATTCTCCTTGCGTGCGTACTTCCCCGATTCACGACAGTGGCCAATCCATGTGCGCCACGTCGCTGGCCAGTCGCTCCTCGGAGTCTTGAATTCCCAGTCTCGAAACTTCTGCGCCTCCCGCTCTGCATCGAGGTCGGCAATCTGAGAGCGTGCGTAGTCGAGATCCGGATTGAAATCCGCCGGCACACGACGCGAGCGCTTCGCGCGAGCCTCCTCTCTCTTATCTTTGTCTGAGTCTGAGTCTGAGTCTGAGAGCGGGACTTCGCGGGACTTCGCGGGACGCGTCGGGACATCGCGGGAATCCCTCTTGCGCTGTGCGTCTCTGCCAGAGGATGTGCGCTCCGCGTCGTATGACATCTTGCGGGCCTTCTCGCGGTAGAGGCCGTGGTTCACCACCCGCCATCCCCAGCTCCTGTGTTCTGGATCAAGCAACACGAGACGCCGGCCGTCTTCGGACGTCGATCGGCTATCAGGGTCTGGCTTTGTGAGCTCTGCTATCCCCTGCTGAAGAAGCTCGATGGGCCAGCCGGTCAGTGCGCAGATCGCTTGGTATGACAGATCGATGTGCCCGTGTTTGTCACAGAGCGGCAGCAGCGTTACCCACACCGCCGTCGTGGGCCATCGGCCACACAGAGTCCCTGCGTAGACTGAATCGAACACGGG